CGCGATCATCGAACAGGACAGGGAGCGGACGCGATGACCGGGGCTTGGCGGCCGGGGAAACCGGGAATGCCCTGTTTCCGCCTGACCGCCGATCGCACGGTCGAGGCGTGCGACATGGACGAATGGGCGGCGTTTTTCGCCGACGCCGCCGGGCGCCGGGTCGCGCGGACCGAGGTCGGCGATTATCTGGTTTCGACGGTGTTTATCGGGGTCGGCCATCAGCTGTTCGAAACCATGCGGTTCGACCCCGATAACGAGGTCGATTTTTGCCTGCGCATGTCGACATGGGCGCTCGCCGAAACCTGTCACGACGCGGTCGTCACCGAAACCCGCGAGATGCTGCACCTGTTGCACGATTAACGACCCGTTAATATGATGCGCGGCCATGGGCGCGCGCAAACGACAGGTCGTGACCCCGTCCCGGGCCGACAATGTGATCGATTTTATCGGCGAATATTGTCGCTGCCCGGAAGGGATGCACATCGGCAAGCCGATCGAGCTAGACGGATTCCAGCGCGAATTCATCCACGCGGTCTATGACAACCCGGACGGCACCCGGCGCGGCATCCTCTCGACCGCCAAGAAAAACGGCAAGACCAGCTTGGTCGCGGCGCTCGCGCTCGCCCATGTCGTGGGGCCGGAGGCGATTCCCAACAGCCAAGTCGTGTCGGGCGCGATGGCGCGCGAACAGGCGGCGCTGGTTCACGGCGCGATGGCCAAGATGATCGAGCTTGAACCGCGCTTGGCGCGGCGCGCGCATATCGTGCCGACCGGCAAGCGGATTATCGGGCTGACCGCCAACGTCGAATATCGCGCGCTCGCCGCCAAGGGATCGACGACCCAAGGCATTTCGCCGGTGCTGGCGCTGCTCGACGAGGTCGGCCAAGTCGTCGGCCCGTCCGATCCGTTTTTCAACGCGGTGCTGACCAGCCAAGGCGCCTATGCCCGGCCCTTGGCGCTGGTCATCTCGACCCAAGCGCCCAGTGACGCCGACATGCTGTCGTTGATGATCGACGACGCGCTGCGGTCGGGCGACCCCCATGTCGTTTGCCACCTGTACGCGGCCCCCGAAGGCTGCGACCTACTCGACCGCGCCGGCTGGGCGGCGGCCAACCCCGGCTTGGGGTCGTTTCGCGACCTCGACGATCTGCGCGTCCAGCTGACCGAGGCGTCGCGCCTGCCGTCCAAAGAGGCGTCGGCGCGCAACCTGTTGCTGAACCAGCGGATCGCGCTCGAAAAGCTGTGGATCGTCCCAAGCATTTGGCGCAAGGCCGCCGGCGACGTCGATCTGGCCTTGTTCCGCGACGACGATCGCCGGGTCGCGGTCGGGCTCGACCTGTCGGCCCGGCACGACCTGACCGCAGCGGTCGCGGCGGTCCGCGACGATGCCGGCCGGGTCCATCTGTTGCCGCACGCCTTCACCCCGATCGCCAATCTGCGCGAACGGTCCGAGGCGCAACGGGTCCCGCTGCTCGATTGGGTCCGCGATGGCCATGTCGTCGGCGTTCCCGGGGCGACGGTCGACTATGAATATGTCGCCGAATGGCTGGCGCGCGAATATGACCGGCTCGGGATCGAGCCGCATTATGTCGGGTTCGATCGCTGGCGGATCGACATCATGGTCCGCGCCGCCGACGCCAAGGGCTGGGCGCAAGGCGCGCAATGGGAGGGCGTCGGGCAAGGCTTTTTGTCGATGACACCCCGGGTTGAATGCTTCGAAAGCCTGCTGCTCGCCGGGAATATCGTCCACCCCAATGCGCCGCCGCTCAACATGGCGACCGCATCGGCCATCGTCGTCAATGACCCGGCCGGCAACCGCAAGCTGGACAAGGCGCGATCGACCCAAAAGATCGACCCGCTGATCGCGGCGCTGATGGCCGCCTTTGCGGTATCCGACGGCGCGCCCAGCGCGGTCGACGTCGATTCTTGGGTCGGATGAATTAACGGACCGTTGCTTTTTATTAACGACCTGTTGACAAAACCGAGAGGCCAGCGCAGTTTTTCCAGACCGCGAATAAGCGAGTCGCGGCACATCGTCATTGTCACACCCTGCACCCAAAACAGGCGGCGCCCGCACGCGCGGCGCCGGCCTAGGAGGATATTGCCATGACCAAAGTGATGACCAAGACGCCGACCAGCGAATCCGTTCAAGTCGAGGCGTTGAAATTCGACCTGTTGCGGCTCCGGATCATCGGCACGACGCCCTATTACTGCAACGCCATGTCCCGCAAGCTGAAGGAATATCTGCTCTGGCCGACGACCAAGACGCGGGCGAGCCGGTCGGGACCCAAGCATGACCCGGAAGCCGAATTCCGCGATTCGATGTACCATCTGCCGATGGACGGCACGTCGCCGACGCTGCTCTACCTGCCCGGATCGGCGATCAAGGCGGCCTTGTGTCAAGCCGCGCTCAAGACCCCGGGCATTTTCAAGACGACCGCCCAGACCGCGCTGTTCGTCGAAGATTCGGCCTGCCCGATGTACGGCGTGCCGCTGATGAAGATGGACGTGGTGCGCAATAGCGATCCCAACCATACGCCGGACGTCCGCACCCGCGCCTTTTTGCCGCATTGGGGGACCGAAATCCTTGTCAAATGCCAGTCCGGCGCGTTGCCGCCGCGCTCGGTGTTCAATCTGGCGATGAATGCCGGGCAGACCATCGGCGTCGGCGATTTCCGGCAGGAAAAGGGCAAGGGCAATTTCGGAACGTTCCGGTGCATCTACGGGGGCGGTGAGGCCGCCGCCGACGACGAGGCCGAATGGAACGAGCTTGTCACCCAACAGGGCCGCGCGGCGCAACGCGAGGCGTTCGATCACCCGCAATGCGCCGACGACGAAACCGCTGACCTGTTCGCTTGGTATCAATCGGAGTTCATCAAGCGCGGCAGCTGACCGAGTGCCACCTGCGCGGGCGGCCCATCCCCCGGTCGCCCGCGCCTTTTTTTGGAAAGGGCGTGCGATGATCACGATCGAGCAACGGGCCGAGGCGGTCCGGCAATATTTCCGCGAGACCGGCGAACGCTTCACCCGCGAGGGCTTTTTGCGCTGGGCGCGCGCGCTGGGCCCCGGCAACCCGGTTTATGATCGCTTCGAATGGGACGACAAGGCGGCGGCGCATGAATATCGGCTGCAACAGGTCGGCCATTTCGTGTCTGATCTGCGGATCGAATTCCGCGCGGTCACCGTCACCAAGCCGGACGTCGTCATGCCGTTCCGGGTCGAGGCGCCGGTCAAATTCCCCATGATGATGAGTCCGCGTCACACCCGCGACCGCGAAGGGGGCCATTATGTGCTGTTCGACCCCACCGACGACGATCATTTGCGCGAATGGTGCGGACAGGCGGCCGACACGCTGCGCGCGTGGCGCGGCCGGCACGCCGCCGCGCTGACCGTCGCCGGCGTCCCCGGCGCGCTGGTCGATTCCATCTTGGCGCGGCTGGACGGGTTTTCGTCGGTCGACGGCATCGCGGCGGAATGATTTCGGCATGGCAAGGACTGGCTAGGCATGGCTGGGCGCGGCAAGGCGGTCGTGGCATGGCGCGGCGGGGCAGGGCTCGGCCGGGCAGGGCTCGGCGCGGCATGGCTCGGCGGGGCATGGCGGTCGCGGCAGGGACCGGCTGGGCTTGTCAAGGCAAGGCGAGGCTTGGCCAGTCCCGGCCCGGACTGGCGCGGCGAGGCAAGGCGGTCGCGGCCCGGCAAGGCTCGGCAGGGCATGGACCGGCGAGGCGAGGCCGGGCAAGGCGGTCGCGGACTGGCAAGGAAAGGCGCGGCAAGGACTGGCGGGGCGTGGCGCGACGGTCGCGGTACGGCTCGGCTCGGTGCGGCACGGCGCGGACAGGCAAGGCAGGGCCGGGCACGGCAAGGCGGTCATGGCAAGGCTCGGCTAGGCAGGGCGTGGCGCGGCCGGGCGCGGAAGGGCGGGGCGTGGATGGGCGTGGCAAGGCGGGGCGTGGATGGGCGCGGCAAGGCAAGGCCCGGCGGGGCGCGGCCCGGCAAGGCGGTCGTGGCGCGGCAAGGACTGTCCCGGACAGGCGAGGCAAGGCCCGGCAGGGCGGTCCTGCAAGGCGGTCGCGGCACGGCCCGGACTGGCCCGGAATGGCTTGGCCGGGCACGGCAAGGCGGTCATGGCAAGGCGCGGCAAGGCAAGGCCCGTCCCGGACTGGCGTGGCTTGGCTGTCGCGTCGCGGACCGGCAGGGACAGGCATGGCGAGGCAGGGCCCGCCAAGGCGGTCATGGCAAGGCACGGCGAGGCGGTCATGACGAGGCGCGGCAGGGCCGGGCCGGGCGGGGACTGGCATGGCGGGGCACGGCAAGGCGGTCACGGACTGGCAAGGCATGGACTGGCACGGCGTGGCGAGGCACGGCGAGGCAAGGCGGTCGAGGCGGCGCGGGGCGTGGATGGGCGCGGCAAGGCAAGGCCCGGCGTGGCATGGCTCGGCGGGGACCGGCTGGGCACGGCACGGCAACGCGGTCGTGGCGCGGCAAGGACTGGACCGGCCCGGCACGGCAAGGCCCGGCACGCCGGTCATGGCGAGGCGTGGCGCGGCACGGCGGGTCTAGGACAGGCAGGGCAAGGCGGTCGAGGCAAGATGCGGTATGGCATGACCCGGCCCGGAAGGGCTTGGCAGGGCAAGGCTGGGCGGTCGCGGTCCGGCGCGGCGTGGCATGGCTCGGCCCGGCAAGGCATGGCAAGGCGCTCGACGCACGACCCGGCGGGGCGCGGCGAGGCAAGGCAGGGCAAGGCGGTCGCGGCGCGGCGTGGCAGGGACAGGCTCGGCAAGGCTGGGCAAGGCAAGGCGGTCGAGGCAGGGCGCGGCTAGGCAAGGCGGGGCAAGGCCCGGCACGACCCGGCGGTCGAGGCCCGACCCGGCGGGGCAAGGCATGGCATGGCGGGGCAAGCCGGTCGGGATTTACCTCGATTCGGCGGGGCTCTAAGGACGCGGCAACGTTTGCCGCCGCCGGGTGAAAGGAGATTAGGATGATCACCGCTGTCTATAACGCGACGACCCTAGAATTGCAGGACTATCGCGCGCCTTGGTATGACGACCAAACATGGATCGAGGTCGCGACCAAGATCGCCGACTATCCGCCCGACGCCGACAAGAATCTGTTCCTGAAAGGGCCGCGCAAGGTTTATTTGCACGTCACCGGCGCCGCCGACCTGATCGTCGACCTGCAAGGCTGGTGCCACACCGAACATATGCTGTTTCAGGAATCGAGCGGCGACATCATGATCAAGAACGGCATGATCGATTTGGCCGGGCGGCCCGATCATGACGGGCTCGGATTCGGGTTCGCCCGGCCCGGCAATATCGTCCTGCAAGACCTCCAGATTATGAATATCCACGGCACCGAGGCCGGCACCCATGGCGACGGCGCGCAATGCTACACCGACGCGAAGATATGGTTTCTCAACAGGGTGGCCATGTCGAGCCACTATCAAGGGCTGTTCGTCGGCAACCGCCCCGATCGTGCCTGCGAGGGCGTCCGCATCACCGACAGCGAATTCCACGACCTCGCCGGCGCCGGGAAAATGCTGTGGCTCGGCGATGCGGGGTTCGCCGAGCAATATGCCTGCGACGGCGTCCCGCGCGTCACCCTGAACGGCGTCGGCGTGCGGCCGTTCGAACGGCGCTCCCTGCGCGACTGCCTCCACCCCGGCCCCGGCTCCACGTGGAACGGCGTCGCGATCGGGCTCTTGACCGATGATGATTGGCAAACCGCTTTCTGGCCGCCCGAAAGCGGGATCATCGGCAAGGTCTATCGTATCTAGGGCCGGCAACGCGGTCATGGCGTGGCGTGGCCGGGCTTGGCAGGGCAAGGACAGGCATGGCGGTCGCGGCAGGGACTGGCGCGGCACGGACAGGCGCGGACAGGCGCGGCAAGGCTGTCGCGGCACGGCGCGGCTCGGCTCGGCAGGGCGGGGCAAGGCAAGGCGGTCGGGGCCCGGCTCGGCTCGGCAGGGCGGGGCGAGGCACGGCACGGCGCGGCAAGGCGGTCGAGGCAAGGCAAGGACTGGACGGCCGAGGCTAGGCGTGGCGTGGCAAGGCAAGGCGGTCGTGGCTAGGCAGGGCCGGGCGCGGCTGGGCCCGGCACGGACAGGCAGGGCAAGGCAAGGCGGTCGAGGCGAGGCGAGGCGCGGCACGGCCGGCCAAGGCCCGGCTGGGACAGGCAGGGAACGGCAAGGCGGTCGCGGCAAGGCGAGACGCGGCTGGGCGAGACGCGGCGCGGACAGGCGGTCGCGGCAGGGACAGGCAGGGCACGGCAAGGCGAGGCGGTCGTGGCGCGGCTGGGACAGGCTGGGCGCGGCAGGGACAGGCAGGGCACGGCATGGCAAGGCGGTCATCGCGATCGGCCACAAGGGCTTGACCTCGCCGACGATCCCGGCGACCGCCGCCGCTTTGCCGTGGAGGATTGCGCCCCGATGACACCGCCGGACAACCGTGAAACTTGGGTCCATAAGCAACGCGCGATCGTCGCCGCCTGCGATCAGCTGGCCGATGCGTGCATCATCACCCCGCCGGCGATCGGCCGGGTCGCGGCGGCGGTCGCCGACCTGCCGGCATGGGCGGCGGCGGCGCTGTTCGATCGCATCCGGGACGCCGCGTTAAAATAAACAGCCCGTTTATTTTCCTGTTGACCCCGGGTCCATTGGACCCTAGACGGGATGGGTCAACGGGGCATGGTGCCCCGCCGCGAAAGGACCGCCCTGATGATCGACATTGCCCGCCTTGCCCCGTTCATGCTTGCCAACAAGAGCTTCGACGAATTGGAGGCTATCAAGCAAGCCGCGCTGGCCATCATCTATTCGTTCCCGATCGATATTTCGCCCGACGATTTGATCGTTTCGAAGCACGCCGGCCTTATCTACCATTACGCCCGCGAAAATCAGGACATGTTAGCCGCCTGACCCATCCCGGGGCGCCCACGCGGCGCCCCGCATCCCCGCGAAAGGACCCGATCATGAACGCCAAGCCCCGTTACGAAATCCGCCATTTTGTCCCCGCCTATGATGACCGCGACGGCATTTGCGGCTGGCGTAGCGGCCATGTCGCCTATGCCCAGACCCGCGCGTTCGCCCATCTGATCGTCGCCCGCCATTATTCGGCCGACGGGATGGACGAATCGCATTGCGAGGCGATCGACCTCGCCACCGGGCGCACGGTTTATCCGGGCGGCTTGGACAATGTGCGCGCCGGCCGGTCGTTTTATGACGCGCGCGCGCCCTATGTTCAGCTGGCGTTCGAAGATTGCCCATTCTGACCCATCCCGGGGCGCCCACGCGGCGCCCCGCATCCCCGCGAAAGGACCCAACCATGACCAAGACCAGCAACCCCGGCGCCTATGAAACCCGCGTCGCCCACGAGCAAGGGCTGGGGCTCAACAGCCTCCGGATGCATGAATTTTCGCGCGGCGAGGTCATCCACCGCGCGACCGGCGAAGTCGCTTGGAAATCCAAGCCCTATGGCGACGACCGGGGCGCCCGCCTGCAAGCGAACCGCGCCAAGGCCGGCTTTGAGCATCATCTGGCACGCACCGGCCAGCGGTGGGAGGTCGAGCAACGCGACGCCAAGGCCGCCCGGCTGGCCGAGCGCAAGGCGATCGACGTTGCGCGCGCCGAAACCCGCGCCCACGCCGGCGACCTGCTGACGATGGTCATCGACCTGATCGCGGCGGTCGACGACCCCAAGACCCTCGCCTTCACCGTCAACCGCGCCAAGGCGCTGGTCGCGCCGCTGTCGTTTCCAGCTGTCCCGAAATAAACCCGCCCCGCGCTGATCGCCCAAGGGCCGCCGGGATCATCCCCGGCGGCCCTTTCCTTTTCACCCTGTTGATTTTCATTCACGGCCCGTTGACGTCCCCGCACCCGATGGGTTAGTACCCTTGCGCACAAAACGCCAAGCGAGGGGTCCCGGTGACGCGCCAGCGCCCATCCAAGTCAGCCCGACAGGACAGCGACCCGGCGCGCGATGCCAGCCCCTATTTCCTAGCGACGGTTCATCCGGCTCCCCACGGCGACGGTTCATCCGGCCCCCGACAGGCGGCCGGACATGGCGCACGCATCCGCTAGGACGATCTTCCGCCGGGTCGAGCCGGGCCGCGCGCTGATCACCCCCCGGATTGATTTCGCCGTCACCAAGGCGGTCGACCAGTCCGGCGACATCGGCATCTTGGAGGGCGTCGCGACGACCGCCGCGACCGACCGGATGGGCGACGTCGTCGAGCCGCTCGGCGCGCAATTCAAGCTGCCGCTCCCGCTGCTGTGGCAGCATGATTCCAAGGCGCCGATCGGCAAGGTCGTCGCCGCCAAGGTCACCCCGACCGGGATCGAGATACGCGCCGAGGTCTACAAGACCTTGGCCCAGTCGATCGGCACCCAATGGGAATTGATCATGAACGGGCTGGTGCCCGCCCTGTCGATCGGGTTCCGCCCGATCGAGTCCGAGGCGATCGACCCCAAGCAACCCTATGCCGGGCAACGCTTCACGACGTGGGAATGGCTGGAATTGTCGGCGGTGACGATCCCGGCGAACGCCGACGCGCTGATCACCACGACCAAATCATTCTGCACCCCTTTGGACGACCAACACCGCGACGGACCCGGCCGGGCAATTGCCAGCGCCGCCGCCGCGCCCCGGTCGTCCGCCCCGCCGGGACCGCCGCCCCGCAAGCCCACCCCGATCTTGGGGGCCCGACCAATGAAAACCGCTGAACGCATCGAACAGATTGAGCGCGAGATTTGCGCGCACCGCGATTCCATTCATGAGACCGCGACGATCTGCGACACCGAAAGCCGCGACCCGACCGAAGAAGAAGCCTTGGCGATGAAGGCCGCCGGGGAGGAAATCGAGCGCAAGGAAATCACCCTTGGCGCCTATCAGGCGGCCATGCAAACGCAGGCGAAAGCCGCCGATCGCGCGCGCAACCCGTCCGCCCCGGCGATCCTGACCGCGCGGACCCGCGAACGCTCGCCCGGCGAATTCGTTTTCAAGACGGCGGTTGTCCGGCTCAACGCCTTCGTCAACAAGACCAACCCCGGCGAGGTCGCCGAGGCGCTCTATGCGAACGATTCCGAAGCGGTCACGGTGATCAAGTCGGCGGTGGCGCCGGCGCAAACCACCGTCCCCGGCTGGGCCGAAGAACTGACCCGCTACGATATCCAAGGCTATATGGATATCCTCCACCCGGTGTCGGTGTGGCGCCAGCTGGCCGCCGAGGGGCAAAGCCTCAATTTCAACGGCGCCTCGCTGATCAAGGTCCCGGGCCGCAATATCACCCCGCAGGTCGCCGGGTCGTTCGTCGGCGAGGCCGGCCTGATCCCGGTCAAGAAGCTCGGCTTCGTTTCGGCGTCCATCTATCCGTACAAGATGGCGGTGCTGTCGACCTTTTCGAACGAAATTATTCAGCAATCCACCCCGTCGGTCGAGGCGATCGTCCGGCAAGCGATGATCGACGACACCGCGCAGGCGATCGACCTCGCCCTGCTGTCGCTGAACGCCGCTGTCGTCGGCGTCCGGCCGCCGGGCATTCAGGTCGGCATGACGACCAGCGCGTCGGCTGGCATCACCTTGGCGAACGTCATCGCCGACGCCCGGCTGATGATCACCCACGTTACCACCGCGCTCTGTCGCAAGCCGGTGTGGATCATGCACCCGGCGCGGATTCAGGGGCTCGCCCTGCTGACCAACGCGACCGGCCAATTCATGTTCAGGGAGGAATTGGCGACCGGCAAATGGTTCGGCTATCCGATCCTGTCGTCGACCAACGTCCCGCCCACGGTCGTTTTCTTGGTCGATGCCGCTGATTTCATCTCGGCGTTCGATGCGCCGCAGTTTGAGACCAGCAATCAGGCGACGATTATCGAGGCCGACGACGACGGCACGCCGCCCTATGTCGGGCCGCCGGCCGGAATCGAGGACATCGGCAGCGCCGCCGCCTCGACCCCGCCGGCGACGGTGCGATCGCTGTTCCAGACCGACAGCGTCGCGCTGCGCCAAATCATGCCGCTGTCATGGAACCAATTCCGCGTTGCCAACAGCTACGCCCTGACCGGCGTCAACTGGTGATCGGGGGACGCCCCGGGCGCGATGGAAGCGCGTCCCGGGGCGTCATTTGAAGGAGCCAAGGCCATGCCGCTGATCTGGGCGCACAAGGGCGACAACGCCGGATCGTTCGTCGAAGTCGAAACCCAAGCCGAGGTCGACAAGGCGGTGAAAGACGGCTGGGGACAGGA